AGAAACTTCTTTTTCCTAGCTTACAGCCCGACATGTCGAAAACTCTTTTCCAAACTCTGTCTGTTATTGATGGTATTTTGCCTCGCGTATCCACGGTGTTCACTGAACCCCATGGTCCGCCACGGTATCGCTTTTTCTTTGAACCCGGAAACTCTTTCGAGTCTGAACTAGTTCAAAGCGTTACTGTGTTGAAATCAGTCGATGATCTGACTGACCTCGTGGCCTTCAGCACGGTTCTTAGACCTGCTGGTACTGTCCTTCGAGAGGTTGATTGGCGCCTCCTCCAGATCTTATCTGGTATCCGCGCCACCCTCCTCGTTTTAATCGACTCAGCTTCAAATCTCTGTTTTCACAGTGATTCTACTCCTGATCCTGATTATGTTGGCAATCTTCCCTTCTCCTGCATCGGTCGAACTCTCTCAATCATGAGTTCCTGGTCGGAGAAACACTTCGTAGCCAACGCGAAGTATTGGAAAGATTGGCCGTTGGCCAAGTTTCTTAAAAACCCTCTGCCTCCCAAACCTTTATCCTGGAGCTGCGCCTTAGGCCACCTCGACGATATTGACACCCTGTTTGAGGGGGACTTGGATCGTTATCTTAGGCGTCTTGCCTTTTTCTCCGATCGCCATCCCCTTGCAGTCCATGTTTTTCGCTCTCTCTTTGGATTTTCCCAATCTAAGAGAGGGTTTGCGGCCGTCCCTCATAGTTTCGTCCAAGATGCTTATCTTAAGCACTCCACGAAGCTATCGACGCCTCCGCTACCTGAGAATAATTCATTTTCTCGCGAAAGATTGGAAAAGTTCTTGAAAGCCCTTTTGAAAGGTTTTCACATCCCATCGATCCTGTCATCACTACAATCTCTTGAGGCTTCAACTTCGGCCTCTACCTCTCGTAGTCGATTGCAGGGCGGTGCGCGTGAGGAGGTTCGTCAAATCCTCTATCCCCGTTCTGGTCCATCTTTCCTCGGTCGACAACTCATATATTTACATGAGTTAAGTCCAGGTAAGATTACTCCTGAATACGGTGATCCCCCTCTCTCGTCACGAGATTGGGCGTCCGCGCTCCGTCATAGGATGCACCCCAACCGGGTCTACGTGGATCGCAGGAATGAGATCCATGTCCGACCCGTGGCTACTAATCTTCTTTGGAAATCTGTTCCCAAGACCCTTAAGGACGCCGTTCCGACCTCCTACTTTCGCTATCCACCCGCGAAAGTCGCTGCTGTCGTTGAGCCCCTTAAGGTACGGATGATTACTGCTATGGATGCTCTCTCCACGTTCGTGGCCCAACCGGTCCAAGAATCTCTGTGGAAGTATCTTCGCGTCTACCACCCGTTCCGTCTTATTGGTGAATCCGTCTCTGTAGACGCGATTGAGGGCTTTCTTATCCGTGATAAGAAATTCTTTCAATCCCAACACGACTTCCCCTTCGTGTCTGGTGACTACTCTGCGGCAACGGATGGCCTCTCCATTGACTTCTCTAAGATCGTATTAGATGCGATCTTAGATAAGTTATCGGACGCCGACCAGTTCCTTAGACCTTTAATAGCCCAAATCCTTACTGAACAAGTTCTCCTCTACCCTCCCGAAACAGGGATTCCACCTACACTACAGAAAAACGGTCAACTGATGGGTTCGATCTTATCGTTTCCCATCCTTTGTATCGCCAATCTCTTTATGTATGTGGAATCTCTGCCTACGGACCGCAGAGACGATTTCTACCGTTCTCCCCATTTTGACCGACTCCCTGTTCTTGTTAATGGTGATGACATCCTCTTTCGAGCGACTCCATCCCACTATACTAACTGGTTGGCCACTATTGGTCAGGTAGGCTTCGTTCCCTCTATAGGGAAAAACTTCTTCCACCCTAGATTCTTTACAGTTAACTCTGTCCCCATTGAGTTTGTTCCTGGACTTTACCGTCCCCGGAAACATCAATTCCTTTGGAGCGAGCAGGATGATTCGGTCCCCATTTTCATCGGTAACGGTCTACGACCCTATATCGATCAACATGGCTTCCGTTTCTTCCGAGCTCACGTTCATGACACTGCCATCATCCATGGCTTCCTGAATGTTGGACTCCTCACTGGTCAGTCTAAACTTACCGGTCGAGAGACTCTCTCCTCCATCCCCTTATCGGGGTGGTATAAGGAATCTGTTCTCCCAGCGTGTAATCCCACCTTCGCTCATAAGAGATTTCTCTTTTATCACCGCAAGGAGATTAAACGCCAGACCAAGTTCTCTTCGTTAACTTTAAATATCTTCGCTCATCCGTACCTTGGAGGATTGGGATTCCCAATTCCACCTTCTGTGGAACCTCGGTACTCACCTTCCCAACGACGCCTTGCCTTCGATTTATTTCGGAAGCATATTCGTACATATAATGGCCAACTACACCGGTACCCTCTGTCTCGAATCCTTCAATTGGAATCTAGTCAGATCTTACCGTCTATAATTGGTCATAGGCCCTCGTTCGTCGAGATAGCTTTGTACCCAATTGGTACTCCCCTTGCTGAGAATCTTCAGCATCTCGCGGATTCCGATTCTGCTATCTACCCGACTCCACTCTCTCGCCGCATCGATGCGAGGCGAGGTCTCATGGTCCCTACTTGTCGTTTGTCATTTAGACAGATTGTCTCTTTGACACACAACATACGTAAGTATCATAAGTCTGGGGAACTCCTACCTATTGAGGATATGCATCATTTCCCGTTGGTACCTGTTCTGGTACAACCCGATAATGACGCTGACCCTCTCGTAGTTACCCAGAAGGCTTCCTTCTGGTTCCCGAGTGATAGTCGGATGACACCGGTTGATCGTCCTTTTGAGACGTACCAGTCGGCTGATTATCTACGCTCCATCTATGAGGACACCGTTCCTCTAACAGATGTAAATTCTGAGCTTCTAATCAGCCCTGGTATACCCCAAAAGGTTTACGACTCTTCGTGGGAGAATTTCTCTAATCAAGATATCCTCCCCTCCGTTTTTACGGAGCCCCCTCCTGGGGACGTTCTGGCACCTCAACCGGTCTCGACCGCACCGACACATACTCTAGCTATTGTTCGAAAACCTCCTAGGAAGAAGGTTTTCTTCACTAACGATCGATTTTTGGGTTTTATCCCTATCGATCGTTAGCTCTAGTCTATATGTGGTCGGGGTGATTCCCAACATCATTGGGTCTTTATCCTAACTCTCCAAAACGGTGGTCATCTCTTTGGCCTTAATACTTCCGTACTAATCCAAATGTCGAGAGACTACACGGAGAGAGTCCGCTAGATAAAGATGTATAGTCCCAAGTTCATCATCTTGGCATCCAATACAAAATGTTGTCTTCCCGCCCCCGTGCCCGGCGCAGTGCCGTTTCAGCTGCAAGACGTACGACCCCGTCTAAAGGGTCCTCCTCGACAAAGACTCGTTCGAGTGAGCAACCAGAGCAGAAGTCTGTTGTTTCCGCAGTCGCGGAGACTCTTAAACAGATTAATGCGGATCGACCCTTCGAGTCGTCTGGCGAGATACTGGGCAAAAAGCTCGGTGCCTTTGCCGGTCGCTTACTTGGCCGCATTACTGGAGTGGGTGACTATAGTGTGGACCTTCCTTCTGGAGGGTCTCCTGTGGAACCAACTGTTGTTCCGCAGTTCATCAAGTCAGATTCATCCCGAGGTACTCGCATCCGTCATCGCGAGTATCTTGGTGACGTATATGCTTCCGCAACCGCTGGAGCGTTTTCAAATACGTCTTACCCTCTTAATCCTGGAAGTTATACGTCCTTCCCCTGGTTAGCCAGTATTGCTCAGCAATACGACCAGTGGAAACCACATGGTATGGCTGTTGTCTTCCGTTCGACATCTTCGACCTACTCGGCGACCCAATCTCTTGGAGTCGTCTGTTTAGCGACAGATTACGACGTTTACGACAGCCCCTATGTGAATCGTATCCAGGCAGAGAATTCTGAATTTGCTGTCTCTGGTCCCCCTTCACAATGTCTTCTTCATCCCATCGAGTGTGACATCTCAGAGCGTCTTACGACTCTCCTTTCTGTTCGCACCTCCGCCCTCCTCCCGACTGGTGACAATCTCCGGTTCTACGATCTTGGTAATCTCCAAGTTTCGTCTTCCGGTTGTCTCGCCAATCAGTTGCTAGGGGAGCTCTGGATAACCTACGACATTGAGCTATTTAAGCCTCAGATTCCTACGGCTATTGGTGGACAACTCCTCCAATACTCGTTCGGTACCGCTTCGAATACTACTGGTCTGTGGGATGGGGGTGTTACCTATTCAAATGGTAACTCCTCTATCCTACAGTTAGTAGAACCAACGAAGTTGAGTTTCAATCCATCTTTGATTGGGACCACCTTCCTTCTTCTCTACTACTACCCTGCCAGTGGTACTGCTACCCTCACCGGTACCCCGACCCTCTCTGGTCGTGGCATAACCTTCCTCTCGTCCATTGGTACTTCTACCAGGACGAGTGCTGGTCCCGGTGCGACTGGTGCGACGGCGTCCTTCATGTTGACGATCTATTTTACGATCGGCACCACTAATGATGCTACTCCCCCCAATCTCACTATTGCCACTGCCGTCTTGGCCGGTGGTACAGGTGCTCCCTACGTTAATAGAACACAGATTCTTCAGTGTTCTCCTAACCTAGTCCCCATCTAAGTGATATCGGCGCTAGAATCGCTTCTTCTCGGTTGAAACCGTCACCTTTCCGCTAACTTCGTTACTAGGCCCACCTGGCCGACCAGAGTCTCTTCTCTGGTGCCCTCTATCTAATCGTAGAGGCTCTCCTTCTGAG